GCATTGCTCTTTGTAGGAGCGGCCGTGCGAACAGTGTGTCTTGGTGGTCATTGCGCTTCCGCCTGCTGGCGCTCCATCTGTTCTTGAGCAGCGGCGGCTTGCGCGTCGTCGTCGAACTGCGCGCCTTCCTGATCGGCCGGCATGCTGGCGGCCACGGCGGCATCGGCCTTTTCCGCTTCCTGTTGCAGCAACGTCATGGTGTCGCTGTCGGCCAGGATGGCGGTGCGCACAGGGCCAGGATTCTGCATCCAAAGCTCCCGGAACGCCGCTGTTCCCTTTTTCGCGGCTTGCTCCAGCTTGGAAGTGAGGTCGGATACTTCCTTTTTCATCTGTTCCTCGACGGACAGACCTTCTTCCAGCCATCGGCGCAGGCGCTCGCCTTCCTTTTCCGAAAGCTTCACGGGATCAAGGAACAGGCGCGTGCGGTCCTTCGATGCGGTGGCGAAATTGCCGTCTAGGCTGATGTCCAGCACAGCTGAGAATTCATATTCCAGGCCATCGCGCTGGATGGGGGCCAAGCCGACCTTCTTCGGCACCTGCTTGCCCCTGGCGTCCTCGACGAGAACGAAGTCGGACTTGCTGCGCATGGTGCAGATCATGTGCATGCGCGATTGCAGGATCGTGTCGATGAATGCGTTGTGGCGCGGCGTGACATCGGCCCAGGCGACGTAGGAATTGCCCTTGGCTTTGGTGCGGGTCACGGCGTCATGGATTTCCAGAACGCCGCCCTTGCCGTTCCATTCGTGCGTGATGCTGTCGATGATGCAGATATCGTAGCCCGCATCTTCAGCCTCGCTGATGGCCTCGCGATACGCTTCGGGCGAGAAGGGGGCGTTCAATTCCAGAACATCGAAGTCGGGCATGCCGGCCATGCCGGCGTATAGCGATGCGCTGCCGCGCTCGGTGTCGATGACGGCGATGCGCCCGCCGATACCTTTGGCAAGCAACAGCGCCGAGTAGGTTTTGCCGGCCCCGCTCGGGCCGGTAAGAGCAAGACGCAGACGCGCCTGCTTGCGTTCCGCTTTCCTGAAACGGCTCATTATCCTCTCCGGTAGATTCCGGCCCACGCCGGATGGTGAGATTTTATCACCAATAATCCACCAAAAGAAACAGGATAAAACTATCGAAATGAAAATTCAGATAGCCGTACGCTATCAGTTGCGCGTGGCGATGATGGGTTCCGCCCAATCCAGCGCGGCATTCTGTCGATTATAGGGTCCGGACAGATTGACAGATCCGCTTGCGTAGCCGCGCCGGACTGTCGCCAGCACGGTCGGCCCGCCCTTGATCTTCGCGTAGCAGAACCGTCCGAAGGCACTGTCCTTTACGGATGTCGGCTCGACGCAAAAGAAAACCCATGCGTCCATCCACGAAAGGGCAGTGTCAGCGGTGCGGGCCTGTATGGCAACGCTTTTGACCGGCATGCCGCTTGGCGCGACGGCGCGCTCCACTTTGGTGACGGCGACGACCTCGCCCTTGCCGTTGAGCGCGCCGACGACTTTCAGGCGCGGGCCGGCGCGCACGGCGTCCGGATACCCGGCGTGCGCAATCACGTCATCGAAGGTCAGGCCGAGGATGCGCGAAAGATTGACCGCCTCGTCCAGTTGCATGCGCCGCTCATTGCTGAAAATGCGCGAGAGTTGCGCATGGTGGTTGAAACCCATCTTCGCCGCGACTTCGCGCAGCGACATTCCCCTGTCTTTGATGATGCCGAGAAAGTACTTCTTATTCACTGTCGGCTGATCCATGTGCGATTCCTGTGTAGGGACGTGAGCATATAACACCGGGTAATAACGATTACAACGTGATTGATTGACATTGGTTCTCGGATGGTGAGAAAATAGCACCATTACGAGGGAATCGAATCGCCATGAAAATCGTCACCGATCAAGACATTACCGGGCTGGTAGCCAGGAACCTGCGCAACGAACTCGGTATGGCCCAGGCGGCATTTTGGGGAGCCGTGGGCGTCAAGCAGCCGATCGCCTCACGGTACGAGGCCGGCCTGCGCATTCCCGATCCCATCAAGTCTCTTTTGTTCATCCGCTACGTGGCTGGCATCGAATACAGCCCCAGCACGGTCCCCGGCGCGGAGGGGCTACGCAAACTCGCGTCACAACAGCAGTCGTAATTTTCAAGGAAAGGAAATGGCATCGGTCAATAAAGTGATCCTCATCGGAAATCTCGGACGCGACCCGGAAGTTCGCTACAGCCCCGGTGGGGCCGCCATCTGCAATGTGTCGATCGCGACCACTTCATCGTGGAAAGACAAGCAGACGGGCGAACCGCGCGAGGAAACGGAATGGCATCGCGTCGTCTTTTACAATCGCTTGGCTGAAATCGCCGGCGAGTACTTGCGCAAGGGCGGTTCGATCTACGTCGAGGGCCGGCTGAAAACCCGCAAGTGGCAGGACAAAGAAACCGGCGCGGATCGCTACAGTACCGAAATCGTTGCGGACCAGATGAAGATGCTGGGCAGCCGTGGCGAAGGCGAATTCAGCCAGTCGCGCGCGCCGCGCACAGCAACCGAGCCGCGACCGCAGAATGCGCAACACCAGATGTCCTATTCCGAGGCGAGCAGCGGCAGCAGCTATCGGCGCGCGCCGTCGCAGACGACAGGTTCGAGCTTCGATGACATGGACGACGACATTCCGTTCTGAGGGGAAACCCTAATCAATCCCGCGCGCTTCGGCGCGCTTTTCAACGCAGTGACAAGGAGAGGGAAATGGAAGTGACAATGGACATCGAGACGGTGCCAAACGGCGACGGCCGCGCACTTGAGCAGGCGATGGCCGAAGCCGAGAAGGCCAAGGCCGCATGCAAAGCGCCAGGGAACTACAAGGATCCGCAAAAGATTGCGGAATACATCCAGGCGGCGAAAGCGGAAATAGACGCCGGCCTTCACGACAAGGTTGCCAAGACATCGTTTGACGGCGCGCTCGGGCATATCTGCGTGATCGGCATGGCGATCGACGATCAGGATCCGATCGCCTTTTACGAGAACAGCACCGAGCCGCACAAACACGAGGGCCGCGTCATCAAGACGTTCTTCGATTATCTCGAAGCGCAGTATGCGCCGTCGCGTCAGACGCGCCCGCATTTCATCGGGCACAACATCGTGGGCTTTGACCTGCGGTTCCTGTTTCAGCGCGCCGTGGTGCTGGGCATCCGCCCGCCCGGTTTCATCCCGTTTCACGCCAAGCCCTGGGACGATGTTGTCTACGACACCATGAGCAGATGGGCCGGCTTCAAGGGCGAGAATATCAGCCTGGACAAACTGGCGAAGGCGCTCGGGCTGCCCGGCAAGCAGGGCATCGATGGCTCGCAGGTCTGGCCGATGGTCGCGGCCGGCAACATCGAAAAGGTTGCCGACTACTGCGCGCACACGGACGTTGCGCAGACACGCGATGTCTACAAGCGGATGACGTTCCAGACATTGCCGGTGGTGCAAACCAAGGCAGCTTAATTTTGCATCGCGTGGTGAGAAATCATCACGCGATACCTTCCGATTGTGAGGAAATATGCAAGAGGGCGATCAGATCGACCGGGCGAACGAACTGGCAGACCGCGAGCGCGAGGCCGCCATCGAGACGGCACGCAGGAGCGTTGCGCAAACCCCGGCCCCGACAGGGCGATGTTTCTACTGCGACGAAATCGTGGATGACGAACGCCGCTGGTGTTCGGTCGAGTGTGCGCGGGATTGGGAGCGCGAAGCCGAAGCGAGGAAAAGAAATGGACAATGATCATCCCGCCGTCATCGCGGCAGCGGTGCATACGCTGCGCACGCTCGTCGACGGAACGCTGTCGGTAACGCTGCAAGTCGAGCCGCGTCACGCAACCGACTGGATCCGCGCGTTCGGCACGCTGCCCGGCACGCCGGTGGCAGTGGCAAGGCTTGTGCCCGAGGCGGCGCAAGCCTCGACCCAGCGCGAGACGGACAAGGATGTTCGCTGGGGCCACGTCTACGAGCCGCTATTTCGTTTCGGCTGGTTTCATAACCCGAAGGTGTCCGAGGAATTCGGCGTGGCGGACCTGCTGCCGGACGAGCGTGTCAATCGCATCAAGCGCGAAATTTACAGGCTGTTCGGCGTCAGCAGTCTGGCCGAACTCAACCCGACAACCTTCTACCAGTTCTGCCGCAACAGGGGCATTGCCGGCACGCTGCCGGCGAGCGTGATCGAGGAAGCGACGGGGCGGCCGACATGATGCGTCGTGTTCCGTTGAGGCAAAAGACGCCGATCAAGCGCGGCACGTCGCAATTGAAGCGCACGCCGATGAAGCGCAGCAGCCGGCGCAAGCACAAGATCGATGGTCATCACGATCAGAAGCTGCTCGACGCTTGCAGGGGCGAGCCCTGTTATTTGCAGGTGCCCGGCTTGTGCCCGCGCATCAAGGACGACCCGACTGTCGTGGATTGCCATGCGAACTGGCTCGACACGGGCAAGGGGATCGGCATCAAGGCCAAGGATAAGTTTTCGGTGCCCGGCTGCATGCATTGTCATGCTTGGCTGGACATCAAAACGAGCGCGACGCGCGAGGAAAAGCGCGCCGTGTTCTTCGATGCGCTCGCACGCTGGGAGCCGGTGCGCGCGCGCAAACTCATGGAGGGCAAAAAACTATGAGCGTTATTTTTATGGCGGTGGGCGGGATCGTCGTCGGCGGGCTGTTGGCCTTCGGCGTCGTCTCGTTTTTCAATTTCATCAAATCCCGAGGGGGAAAAAGGAAATAATATGAGTACGAAACAAGCATTTACGATCGGCACCCTGGTGATGGCGATCTTGATCATGATCTTTGCTGGATTCGGGTCATGGTACACGGTCGATCAGGGCGAGCGCGCCGTGACATTGCGCAACGGCGCTGTAACCGGCGTGGCAGACCCTGGGCTGCACTTCAAGATGCCTTTCATCGACGACTACACGCGCATCAGCACGCAGACGCACGCGATCAGGCTCAAGAACGTCGAGGCGTATAGCCGCGATCAACAGCCGGCAACGCTGGTGGTCTCGGTGACGTTTCGCGTGCCGGCCGGCGAAGTCGACGCGCTGTATGCGCAGTACGGCAACATCGACAACATGAGGGTCAGGCTGCTGGAGCGCAAAATTCCGGATCAGATCAAAACGATCTTCGGCCAGTTCACAGCCATTTCCGCCGTGCAGGACCGCGTGAAGCTTTCGATCGGCGTGAACGAAGCGCTTGCGCGTAGCGTCGAGGGCCAGCCGATTCACATCGAGGGCGTTCAGATAGAGGAAATCGGGTATTCGCCCGCGTACGAAAACAGCGTCGAGGACCGCATGAAAGCGGAAGTCGCCGTGTTCACGCGCCAGCAGAACCTCGAAACCGAGCGGATCAATGCGAAGATCGCGGTGACGCAGGCACAGGGCCGCGCCGATTCCGTGGTGGCCGAGGCGGAAGCGAAAGCCAAGGCGGTTCGTCTTGCCGGCGAGGCCGAAGCGGCCGCGATTCAAGCCAAGGGTGACGCGCTGCGCGCCAACCCCGAACTGGTCGCGCTGGTATCAGCCGAGC